TATCACCGGTATGCACTGTGACATTGCTGTACTGGATGATGTTGTAGTACATGAGAATGCTTACACTGAGGAAGGACGTAGGCGTGTCCGTAGTCAATACGCACTGTTGTCTTCCATTGAGGGAGCCGACGCACAGGAGTGGGTCGTAGGTACACGGTATCACCCTAAGGACCTGTACGGTTCCATGCTGGAGATGCGTGAGGACATCTATGATGAAGCCGGTGATAAGATCGGGGAGGACCCTATCTACGAGGAACTACAGAGAGCAGTAGAAGACTTTGGTGATGGCACAGGTAACTTCCTGTGGCCAAGGGTACAAGCACCCAACGGTAAGTTCTTCGGGTTTGACAACAAGGTACTAGCACGTAAACGAGGGCAGTACCTCGACCGTACACAGTTCAGAGCGCAGTACTACAATAACCCAGAGGACCCAGACTCTGCACCGATGACCACCAGTTCCTTCCAGTACTTCGATAAGTCTTCCCTGGAGAACTCTGGTAACCAATGGCTGTACAAAGGTAAACGACTATCCTTGGTAGCTGCTATCGACTTTGCGTATTCCCTACGTAAGACTGCAGACTACACGGCTATTGTAGTGATCGGTGTAGACCACGAGAACAACGTGTACGTCCTTGACCTACAGAGGTTTCGCACTGGTGATATCAGTGAGTACTTCAAGATGATATTACAGATGTACAACAAGTGGGGCTTCCGTAAGCTATGTGCCGAGGTAACCGCTGGACAGATGGCTATCGTCAAGTCACTGAAGCAAGACTACATCAGTCACCACGGGTTACCCATCAAGGTAGAGGACGTTAAGCATACGAGACACGAGGGTAACAAACGTGAACGTATGGATGCGATCCTGCTGCCACGGTACTCTAACGGACAGGTGTACCACTTCCGTGGTGGTGCCATGTCCTTCCTTGAGGATGAACTGGTTATGCACAACCCACCACATGATGACTGTAAAGATGCACTGGCTACCGCTATCGACCATGCAGTTCGACCGTCACAGTCATACGTTAAGAAGCGTACTGATAACGTGGTGTACCACTCAAGATTTGGTGGTGTCGTCGGTAAGGTCGCATAGGACAGAACTAATGATACCACGTACGTGGTTACTGATGCTACCCTGTGACAGAACTAATGATACCCTGCGACACTATGACCACTTGACACAGTGTCTCAGGTGTGGTAAAGACCGTACTCCAATAGGAGCTTTTCATGAAGAAACCTAAGTATAAGCGCAACTACAAAGCCACGTTACCTTCGAATAGCAAGGCAGACCCCAAGCCTAAGCCTAAAGCTAAACCCAGGAAGAAGAAATAGTTGGCCAATCGTTCCTTAGATGTCAGTCACCTTCTGTCACCGGATGCTCTAGCTACTGATATAGCAGAGCGGTTTGAGGAGTGGTCTACCTACCGTCGCACATGGACGGAGGAGAAGAAGGAACTGCGTAACTACGTGTACGCCACTGACACCAAGACGACGACTAACAATAAGAACGGGTGGGCCAACAGTACAACCACACCTAAGATATGTCAAATCTATGATAACCTGAAGGCCAACTACGAGGGAGCCTTGTTTCCCCAAGAGGTTAACTTCAGGTTCATGCCCGGTAACCGTGAGACAAACACCAAGGGTAAGGTCGAAGCTGTACAGTCGTACATGGAAGCCAAGGTTAAGCAGAGTAACTTCCGAACCACAGTAGACCGATGGCTTGACGACTGGGTGCTGACTGGTAACGCCTTTGGCACTGTAGACTACGTACGTGAGATAACAACGCTAGAGTCAGGTGAGACCATCAGTGGCTACACTGGCCCTGTCGCTGTCCGTATTAGTCCGTATGATATTGCATTTGATCCATCTGCTGCTGACTTCAAGAGCACACCAAAGATCGTCCGTACCATTAAGACCCTTGGTCAGATTGCTGTAGAAGCCGAGACAAACCCAGCGTTAGCTGATGTCTTCGCTAAGATGCAGTGGAACAGAACCGAGGTTGGCTCCAGTGGCCAGACAGAGAAAAGCAACGGTTTCATTGCAGATGGCTTCAGTTCCATTGAGAACTACTACCAGTCTGGTTACGTTGAGTGCCTGACGTTCTACGGTGACATCTTTGACCGTAACACTGGTAAGGTTCTAGTCAACCGAGTGATCACGGTTATTGATCGTGCCTACGTTACTAGTGATGTACCAAACCCTAGTTGGCTGGGTACTGCCCCTATCTTTCATGTAGGCTGGCGGTCACGCCCTGATAACCTGTATGGTATGGGTCCACTAGATAACCTTGTAGGCCTGCAGTACCGTATTGATCACCTTGAGAATATGAAGGCCCCCGTGTGGGACTTGATTGCTTCCCCTGTCCTCAAGATCAAGGGTGAGGTCGAGGAGTTTAACTACGCCCCAGGTGAGCATATCATACTAGGTGAAGAGGGTGATGTAGCATTCTTGGTACCAGATGCCACGGTACTCAATGCTGACCTGCAGATTCAAAACCTTGAGTTCAAGATGGAGGAACTCGCTGGAGCACCTCGTGCTGCTATGGGTATTCGTACTCCCGGTGAGAAGACTGCGTTTGAAGTAGAGAACTTGTCCACTGCAGCTAACCGTATCTTCAACAACAAGGCCGCTAAGTTTGAAATTGAGTTTATCGAACCCTTGTTGAACTCTATGCTAGAGGCAGCTAGACGTGAGATGAACACACTAGAAGAAGTACCATCGACCGACGACGCCACTGGTATCGTGTTGTTCAAGAGTATTACCAAGGAAGACATCACGTCCAAAGGAGCATTGGTTCCTTTTGGTTCTCGCCACTTCGCTGAGTCCAGCCGCCGTGTACAGACACTAACCCAGTTGATTAGCCTCAAGGCAAACCTACCGGATGTTGGTGTCCACTTTAGTGGCAAGGCTATCGCTAAGATACTGGCGGACGAAATCAAGGAACAGGCGTTGTTTGGAGAGAACATCCAAGTCCAAGAGACACTAGAAACACAGAAGGTAGTGGCAGACGCACAGGTTGACCTAGAGGAAGACCAGATGATTAAAGCGGAGCAAGGTCTGTAATGCAATACGACTGGTTCGCCTACCTACCCGACGCGAAGAAAGAGGCACGTAAACAACTGGTAACTTCCAGTACCCTGCAGTGGGAAGTGCTCACAGAAGTCCTTGAGCGAAAGCTAGAGGCTACTACCCCAGACTATGACACTCATAACTGGGCCTACCGTCAAGCTCATCAGAATGGCAGAAACCAAGCTATTCGTGAGATAATGAAACTACTAACACTGAGGAACTCGTAATGAGTGTCTTTGATCAAACCACTGATCAAGCAGCCCCTGTTGTACCGTCCGACCCTAACCAAGGTTCGTTCATCAGTCAACTCGTGGCATCTAAAGGAGAACAATGGAGCAACCCTGAGGTGATCGCCAAAGGGAAAGTCGAAGCAGATCAGCACATCACGTTACTTGAGCAGCAGCGGGGTGACATGCGTGAAGACTTGGCTCGACAGGACTACTCCAAGACGCTTCTCGAAACTCTGCAGAACCCACAGGCACAGGCATCTCCACCTGAACCTGCAGAGAACAACGGAGACAAACCGACCACTGTTACCCCAGTAGACTCGGAGTCATTAGAAAGCCTTGTGACAAACGTGCTGCAAAAGAGAGAACAGACAGCAACAGCAACAGCTAACATTGACATTGTAGAGAAAGCTCTCAGCGATGCCTTTGGTACTGAGGCTAACGCGACCGTGCAGGCTAAAGCAAACGAACTTGGGATTACCCTAGAGTCAATGAAAGACCTAGCTTCCCAGTCTCCGAATGCTTTCCTGACACTTGTCGGTTCACCGCCAGTGACCCAAGGTGGTTCCGCCCCTAAGTCCACTGTCAACTCTGCTGCAGCTTTCAACACGTCGAACGAACGGAACTACGATTACTATCGTAACCTTCGTAAGACGAACCCGTCTCACTACTATTCACCTGCTACCCAACGAGCAATGCTTGAGGATCGGCAGCGACTAGGACAGGCGGGTTTTGGTGCATAAGACTTTCAAAGGATTAGACGATGTCTAACACAACTACG